GTGAATTCATTAGTACAAAGAAGTTATACAAGTATACCATTCCCTATGAAATACAGCGTTTTAATAAGATTATCCATGATATTTCTTTTTTGAGACACAAGCACATGATCATGGTTTCTCCTCCTTGTATTCCCTACGTTAAAGCATACCTTTCTATTCGTGGACTCACTGGCATTAACATTGTAAATGTGCGTAAGATTGGGCGTGATAAGTTTATCTCTTCATTGGAGCGTAAGGGCTTTAAGATTCATACATAAGTTATGAGATCATTTAAGCAATATCTGAATGAAGTTTCTCCACCTGGCTTCAAAGGTACAGTCAAGGCGATGAAGAAGCACAAAGAGATTGACAATCCATATGCTTTGGCATGGTACATGAAGAACAAGGGCTATAAGTCAAACTACGATGCTGATGGTAGGAAGAAGAAATGAAGCGATTCAACGAATATGTAAATCTACATGAAGCCCGTTTAGTGAATGTCAAGGGTTGGGCCAATGGTCAAAAGAGAAAACTTGTCCTCTGGAAACCCAAGTCTAGTCATGACATCAGACCATACCACACTCAGCATCTAACAAACAATCCAAAGGACTATGGTCTGAAGGAAGAGGACTTTCTGAAAGTCTTGGCGAGATCCTATGGGTTTGATCCCGAGGACATGGAGACACTCCGTGCGTTGGATGGTATTAAGTCTGGTAAATATGATCGTGATAAAGACATCGACAACTTCATGTACGGTCAAGGATGGGCCCGCATTGTGTTGAATGATGGAATAGGTTCTATCGAAGGACCAATCAAGGCGAATCTACACTCCGCTGCAAAACTCATCGCAAAGAAGTATACATGGTCGCAGATTGACTTCATGGAAATCGGTGACGTTCTCAAGGATAACGCCGAATCGATCGGCGATGAGGACACATGGAAGAGTTATCTCAAGACAGGTAGAGTTCCAAAGCGAACCACCATTGGCTCTACAATGGCACGATTCCGCGAACACGTTGATCTATCAGAGGCATACAAAGGTGACATGCTCATTGGGTGGGTGGACCCCAAGAACAAACTAATCCTACACCCCGAGGGTGGTAGAGGATGGAAGTTCCATACTCAGGTTCTCACCAACAAGATGTCGGCAGAAGAGTTCCGCAAGTTCCAGCCAAACAGAATCGGTGTGGGCATTGCAAATGATATGGTCAAGTTCGTGAAGAGTGGTGACATGACCGAAGCACAACTCAAGCACATCATTGACAAGTCATACGAAAACATCTACAATGCACTCAAGTCAGGTAGGTCTGATGGTGACTATGACACTGAGTTAAATCTAGAAAAAGCAGGATGGGTGAAGGTCCGCATTGATAGAAAACCCAATGGTCGTTCCTCTGTTCTTGGTGATCTCGATCGATGTCAAGCAGCAGCGAAAGTGATTGACAAGAAACTCGGTGGTTGGCAGGGTATCAAGACCGATCAGTTCTGGGTGAGAGACGGTGGAACAATGGTTGCAGATGAGAAGACATGGGACACATACGTCAAGACAGGTCGAGTGCCAAAGCGAACTGATATTGGTAAAACAATGTCACAGTTTAGATAAACCCTCAGGCTGGCACTATGGCAGGTAGAGTGTTTTTGATAGCATTCCCATACGCCTATTCTCTGCGCCCCACGGAGAGTGTCAGTCTGAGGTTTTTTATTTGTATACATACTTTACTGAATAACAGGAGCATCCTCATGGAAGTATCACGAAAAGTAACTGAACAAGATCTACAAGAGCGTAGTGACCACGAAGAGAGAGAACTTCATTTATATGCTGATAACCACGCTGATCTACACAGACAGCGTACTTCTATGGTTCACAAGAACCTTCGTAACAAGATGGCTGCTGGCACCTACGACAGCAACAAGGCACACCGTGCCTTCGTACACGTTGCAAAGGATGCCGCTGGACGTTACGACAAGGAACACAATGCAAAGGGTGGCAAGACATTCAACAAAGATCACATTCACAACGTCGCAAAGAGAATGAGAGATCAGTTTGAAGACGAAGCAAAGGATGGTGGTCATGATCACCTCCTACACAAGAAGTATCAGAAGAAGACCAAGAAAGAAGAAGTAGAACTAGACGACGATGCAATCCTTGAAACAGTAGAACTCACAGAATACGAAGAGATCGCACTACGCATTATCGAAGACAGACAAGTCAAACAATTCGACGAACTTATTGAAGAAGAGATCCTAGAAGAAGGTATTGAAGTAGAACTAGACGAAGATGCCGTAATCGAGAAGATGATTGAAGCAGGATACAGTGACGAAGAAATCGCAGAAGCAATCGAAGAACTACAAATAACTGAAGAGTGAGAAACGAAAAATAGAATACATGTTGTGAATGAGGGAGGGCTTCGGCCCTCCCGATTTCATATATAAATATAGTAACAAGGAGAAAGTTATGCAACCAGGCCCATTTAACAACAGAGACAGCAGACTTTATAACGATATCGAAAAGATGCTCGGCGAACTCAAGATGCCCAAGAGTCCAAATAATAAGAAGATTAAGAGTAACGAAGAAGTCGAGCATGTCGAAGAGGCAGTCAGCACCACTCTCAAGTTCAAGAAGGATACAGTCGCCAAAAAGGCTGGTGGTAAGAAGGTGTCTGGTGGTTACAAGTTTGAGTTCAAAAACGACAACGAAATGATGAAGTTTATGGACAAGCACGCCGATAGTATCGCAGAAGATACCGAGGTCGAAGAAGGCAAGTTAGTCGATCGTATTATGCGAAAGCGTAAGCAAATGAAAAACAAGGGGACTATCCCCGGATCGGATGGTTATTGAAATGGATATGAGAAACTTCTTTGGTTGGGTTCAAGGAGTTAGGTCAAATGGGGCAGGCAAAGACAACTATCAGGCTGCCCAAAACATGACTGGTGAAATGTCAAATAAAGGTTGGAGGCCCGAGGCTAAAAGCGTCGAAGACGTATACAAAAATATGCAGGGTTTAGGTAAACCAGTTGACAAATCTACAGAATAAGGTATAATATTTACATGATGTATCAAGGTAACTTTACGCACGATATCGTGGAGGACATCGAGCCTCTTTCGACATCGCAAGATGAAACAGGTCGGTTCTACAATACGCCACATGGCAAAATGGCAAGTGTCACGACCGTAACAGGCTGGGAAAAGCAGAAGTTCTTCGCAAAGTGGAGACGGGAAAACCCCGAAGAGTCTAAGCGTGTGTGTTCACGCGGCAACTATCTCCACGATGCGATTGAACAGTATCTTCTCAACAACGAGGTGTCAGAGGATCAACTGCCAGGTGGCAGTAAATATCTCTTTGCACAGATGAAAGAAAGTCTAGACAAGATCAACAACGTTCGTGCCTTGGAGGCTCCTCTATGGAGTCAGGCTACGTCTCTCGCTGGTCGGGTTGACTGTGTTGCTGACTACGAAGGTGAACTATCGATTATCGACTTCAAGGGTTCAACCCGCAAGAAGAGAATCCGAGACATCGACAACTACTTCATGCAGACTACTGCTTATGCGATCGCATGGCAGGAGCGAGTGGGACAGCCAGTGAATCAGATTGTGATTCTCATTGCTTCGGAGGAGGGAACCAATCAGGTTTTCAAATCTACTCCACAACTACATACAAAGCCTCTTCTAGAGGCAATCAAGAAGTATAATCAACACTTCGCTCAACAACAGGGTCAACTATGGTAAACTTCACTTCCTTTCTCAATGAGGGTAAGAACACACACCTTACTCACGCAGCCGATCTAGTCTTCGAGGGTTATGCGAGAACTAATCTGGCTGTGAACTTCATTGAGAGCGTGGCTACCATGCTGGAAGGAAACTCCAAGTCTAAACTCAACGTCACACGCAAGTGGGACGGCGCACCCGCAGTGTTCGTGGGGATCAACCCAGAGAACGACAAGTTCTTCGTAGGAACCAAGAGTGTCTTCAACAAAGGCACACCCAAGATCAACTATACGAACGCAGATATCACCCGCAACCACGGACACGCTCCTGGCCTCGTAGAGAAACTTAAGGTTGCTCTCAAGGATCTCAAGAGCGTCGTGGTGGGTGGTATCTATCAGGGTGACATGCTCTTCACCAAGAGCGACCTAGAGAAACGAGAGATTAATGGTGAGTCGTTCATTGCGTTCACACCAAACACGATCACCTATGCTATCCCATCCGACTCTGATATGGCAAAGAAAATTGCTAGATCCAGCATGGGTATCGCATTCCACACCAAGTATACTGGTAAGGACATGGCGAGCATGAAGTCATCGTTCAATGTTACCAAGAAGAGTTTCAAGAAGAGCAGCAAGGTTCTCGTCGAAGATGCCACATACTTTGATCAGAGTGGTAGAGTCACGTTCACTGCTGGTGAGATGAAGGTTGTGACCCGAGAGGTTACCAAAGCACGACAACTCGCAGACGCTAATAAGACTGGACTGAACTGGCTCGCCGGCGAGAACAAGATCGTCGCACTCCTCAACATCTACGCCAACTCTACGGTCAAGGCTGGTGACCTCACCATGCGAACTACAGACTTCGTTGCGATGATCAAAGAGCGATACGAAACAGAAGCAGCGAAACTCAAGCGGGAAGCAAACCAGAAGAACAAGATAGCACAGGGCAAGCAACTAATCGCTACCATCCAACGTAACAAGAAAAGCATGGATGGGATCTTTAAACTACACGCAGTGCTAAATAAGGCAACCCTACTCTTGATTGGTAAACTGGAGGGAATCAAGAGTTATAAAACATTCCTCAAGCGACCAGACGGCTTTGAAGTTACTGGCGAAGAAGGATTTGTAGCGAGTGATCATTTAGGAAATGTAATTAAATTAGTCGATCGTCTTCAGTTCTCTAGAGCAAACATGACGATTGATAAAAACTGGATAAAGGGTAAATAATGAATAAAGAAGATGTTAACCTCGTCAATACCCGCACTTGGGTGCTTTGTAACGACGGCACAAATCCCCGTGGGTTTCGTGAGTTGTTTATGAAAGAACATGGCGGTAGTTTCTATCGCAATGAAAGACAGCAATGGGTGTGGAAAGAAACCGAAGAGAAAGTAAACGAACCAAAGGTGGTTTATGTCGTAGTTGACCCAGAAGGAAATGAAACTATTCCTGAGAATTTTCAGGGATATTGTAGGAAATATAACCTAAATAAGAGTGCGTTGTATGGTGTAGCCAAGGGTGAAAGAAAGCATCATAAGAATTATACTTGTTATCGAAAGGAAGTATGAGATGGAAGCATTACAATCAGCATTAGGAACGGTCTTTTATAGCATTTTGCTATTCGTAGCCGGCGCAGCAGTTGGTGTGCCGCTATGGTCTTGGGTTAGTAGGTATTTCCCTTGGAATAAACCCACTCCCACTAAGATCGACTGATCATAATGATCCGTATTTCTACGGAGGTCGCTCTTAAAATAAACAAAGAGTGCAATATAAAGAAGTGCGGATCATAGGAGGGGGGTTCCCCCTCCTATCTTTTATACATAATAATATGAAAAAAGCAGCATTCACATTCGGACGTATGAACCCACCCCACATCGGTCATGAACTGGTAGTGGAGGCTGTTCGTAAAGCAGGAGGAAGGAACTCTTTCCTATTCACCTCGCAGTCAACTGATCCGAAGAAGAATCCTCTCAACTATCGCAAGAAGGCAACATACCTTCGCAAGATGTTCGGTAAGAGAATAAAGGTTATTAGTGATGCCAAAATCCGTGACGTTCATGGCGCCCTTGAATACCTATCAGACAATGGTTTCACGCACCTGCGTATGGTTGTGGGATCAGATCAAGTTGAAGGATTTAAGAAGGCTGTTCTACCATACGTTGACGATTATGGTATTGAGTTCTTTGAGGTGGTTTCCGCAGGAACTAGAGATCCCGATGCTAGTGATGTCTCTGGTATGTCCGC